CGAATTTACCTTGATCTCTGACATAATTAACTAGGTTTTGGGTTATCTGATTTTACTTTAGCTATAGCATCTTTCCATGTTGTTGTACCATTAACACTATCCCAGTATTGCATATCCATTTGTGTTTTCAAATCTGGATAGGCTTCTTCTCTTTTCTCTTTATATTCATTAGCATTTTTCCATGCTGTGTAAGCTGCATTTAATTCATCGTCTGTTGGCTGTGAATCTTTATTAGCAGAATCCCATTCAATAATTTTATGGGGTATACAACTTTGATCTAAACGATATTGATTTTTATCTTTTCCAAGTTGTAATAAAGCTAATTTAATATCAGTATTTGAATTTATTGCCATGATTATACCTCCTTAAATATTTTTACTATGCAGAAATATTCAACCCCTGCACTTATAGCCACACCTAAACCGTTACCACTTTTTGAGGTTTGAATATAATGTCTTATTTCATATGTTGTGGCTGTTGAGATAGTAAATCTACATGATAAAGAAGCTGTGCTTTGGATTCCTTCATCTTGATTAACAAACTCACTTGTACCAAAAGCTATATCAGCAGGGGTTCCAGATGTTTGATAAAGCTTTAATTTATGCCTATTAGGTTTATAGGAGGGAGCAGCTGCTTCAAGAAAATAACTACCAGCTTGCAGAGTAAATTGATTGCTACTAATAGAAACTATACCGTCAGGATCAGAAAGTTCTGTATTTAAGTCTCTTGTATTCCAATTTCCACCACTAGATGAACCACCATCAGTACCAGAACTTTTTTGATCTACAATAATTGCGTAGCTTGCAAATAAACCTCCAGTATCAGCACCAAAACTTAAATTACCAGAACCATCTGTTTTTAATACCTGACCAGCCGTTCCATCAGCGTTTGGTAATCTAAAAGTTACATCAGATGCAGGGTTAGAACTAGGTGCAGCTATTATACTTGAATTACCACCGCTATGTTTTAGTTTGATCTGGCTCATAATTAGCTAGGCTCCGTAGGCCATGTAGGATTTGAGGGATCTGTAGTATTAGCTGGTAAATCCCTTAATTGTTGTCTGTAAGTTTTCCAAGCATCTGACATGGTAACGTCAGAGTTAGCCATCCAGTCAGATTGATTTAATAATGAATTTCTTTGAGCACGTAATTCAGCCCATTGATTAGGAATTAATCTTGCTGCATCAGCAGCATACATAGCCTTTTCTTCATCAGTATCTTCTCTGGTTACAGTTGTGCCATCTGGATAGAAAGTTATATTAGTCATTATTCATAATCTCCTGTCTGATAACAACACACTACCCTTGCAGATTCATCATATTGATTACCACCATTAAAAATTTGAATTTGATTTATAACACCTGTATTTCTCCATCTTCCTGTATGACTATACTGTCTCCTCACTTGTTCGTTATCATTTCTAAGATCAGTAAATCGTCCTGTGGTAAACCATCCTCCTTCATCTGCACCACCAGAATCGGTTGCTCTTTCAATAGTTACAACTCCATTGAATATATGTGAAGCACTTGATGAGGAAGTATCTATAATACTCATGTAAGAAAAATTTCCAGCATTACCATCCCCCGAATTTAAAGCTATAGATTGATCGTTATAATCACTAGAGTTAGTTCTAAAAGTACCCCAAGAGTAATTACTTCCAGAATCTAAAGAGCTTGCACCAAATCTTAATCTCATCAAATGACCTGTGTTAGCTTCTGTGCTATATCTTAGAAAAAAAAGTTTGATAATGACAGCGTTATCAGGGATTCCTGTAATTGTTGCACTTGTTAAAGAACCTGTATCTAAGTTTACTTGTGTATGTTTTTGATAAGTATGTCTACCACTAGATTTAGCTGTTGTTACAGCACCATTAGCAAGCATATCGGTATCAACAATACCGTCTGGTAGTCCTCCTACCGCTACTCCTGTTATTACGTTTGTTGATCCGTTTAATGAAATTGCCATTTATACAAAGGTAACTACTGATCCAGAACCTACAGTAAGTGTAGCATTGATTGTAAGAGGTGTCGGCACGACCGCATTATGATTTGTACTAATCGTATAATCGTTATCCATTGTATTCTCAGATTCGTGAAAAATCTTTTCACCACCTCCACCTGTAGCTCCACCCCCACCATCTGCAAATTCTAATTGTC